TTCATCTTGTTGCCGAGCCTACCGCGACGTTCACGAAGGAATACTTCGGGATGCTTCCGCCGGAAGCCGTCATGCTGGGGTGTACTCCCGACTACGACGCATACACCGGGAAGCAGAACATTCCACCGGAAACGACCGAACCTTTCCGGACTGGTGCTGGTCATATCCACGTCGGTTGGACGATGGGTGTCGATCCGTTGGAAGAGGATCACTTCAAGATTTGCTGTGAGTTGGTCAAGCAACTCGATGCAGTCCTCTATCCACTTTCCCACACTTGGGATAGCGACACGAAACGTCGGACGCTCTACGGTAAGCGTGGCTCTTTCCGTCCGAAGTTCTATGGTGTCGAGTGGCGACCACTCTCGAATGCATATCTTCGTGAGGAGCGGACGATCCGGTTGGTCTACCGTGCTGTCTTTGAGGCGACTCGTCTTTATTTCGATGGGGTGAAACTCTATGAATGAGGAATATTGGGTGATAATCATTTGGCCCACTTTTGAGGAAGCAGAAGTCGACAGTAAACACCCGACACAAACATCAGCCTCCGTGCGAGTGGTTCACTTGCAAGCATTGCATGACAATCAGACAATCAAATATGCAATCATGAAGAAGATCGAAGAAGGAGTTCTGGAACTTTGAGCAAGAAAATCTATGTGGTCGGACGGGATACTTCCGTCGAATTTCTTTTTGAAGACAGAGGACACGAAGTCCACGCGGGCGATCTTCCGAACTGCGAGGTCGATCTTGTCGTCTTCACCGGAGGGTCGGACATCAATCCAGCACTCTATGGTGCACTGAATATGGGAAGTTACGTGACAGAGTATTCGAAGCGTCGTGATACCTTCGAAGTCTCCGTCTATAAGAGGATGACCGAACTCGGTATCCCGAAGGCTGGCATCTGCCGTGGCGGACAACTCTTCAATATCTTGAATGGCGGCAGCATGGTTCAAGATATCAAGGGGCACAACGGAGGAAACCATGAAGTATACCTCTACGATACTCATGACCCTATAGGGAAGACCAATTCGTGTCATCATCAAATGATGATTCCGACAGAAGGGGTCGAGTTGATCGCATACTCGACCTATTCTGGGGGTAAGTGTCCAGAGGTCATCTACTACCCGGAGAACAAAGACCTCTGTTTCCAAGCCCATCCTGAATGGGGGCATGAGAACACGACGAGACTCTTCTTTCAATACATTGACTCTTGCCTTGGAGTATCACTCTGATGTCCATCCAAATCGCCAATCGCAGTCTGATGTGTTCTACACTCGTCTTCGGGTGCTTCTCTTATAATCCGAGCTTTGCATACCTCGTCAAAAATCTAAAGGACCAAATCACCGTAGCGAACAATCGTGACACCAAGGTTGTGTATTATAACCCGTACAGTCCCGACCACAGACAAGAGCGTCACGTCCTTGACGGGTACGACGTCAAGAAGTTCGCGTTCGCCGTCGGGACTGTGAAAAACAAATCTGACTTGAAGTATTTCAAGAAGTTGGGTTGGACTGTTGTTGGTCCTGACGAAGGGGTGCACAACCAGAAGAACTATACACACGTCTGGTTGGTGCACATCACCGTCCACGATCTCTTGAAAGAACTCTCTCGATATGACGACGTGGGTCATCTCATCAAAGATGAAGGGGTCAAGAAAAAGAAAGCCCCCAAGAAAACGATGACCCTCAAGAAGGAAGCCGCATGAACGTCGATCTACTCTGTCAGAACGACATAGAAGGGAGGAGTAACTACCGTGAACTACTCCGTCGTGTCGTCCTTCGACTCAAGAAAGAAAGGATATCGACATGTGTGGTATCTGTGGGCTGATCGGTCCGGGAATCATAGCTAAAGACCTCGAAGTCTTCACTGACCTCATGTGGGCCAACGGACTTCGGGGACCCCATTCGACTGGACTCTTCGTCGTCACTCCCGGTGGACCTTACAAGAAAGAGAAGTTCAGGATGAAGAGGTCTTTGGGTCATTCGGTTGATTTCTTGATGAATGACAGCCGAAACAAGATAGAGAATCGGATGATCCGTTCGATGTTTTCTCAACTCTTCATGGCTCATTCGAGGTGGGCGACGAAGGGAGAGATCACTGTCTCGAATGCCCATCCGTTCGACACGGGAACTCTGGTTTCTTGTCATAACGGAACCCTGACCGACAAGGAATACCAAGACAAGCGGATGACGGACTCTGAACTGATGTTCCGAGATATGGAAGATCGTGGGATCAAGGCTGTCCTTGAAGATTTGGATTGGGGTTCGGCCTACGCGATCTCGTCTTATAACAAGAGGACGAACATCCTTACTCTTGCAAGGAACTCACAGCGTCCACTCTTCTTCGGTGTCTCCAAGAGTCGAGCCGTCATGTATTATGCGTCGGAGTTGGAGGCTTTGGACTTCGTCGCGAGTCGAAACGGTATCAGTTTGAATCGATATGAAGTCGACCCCGACACGATGATTCAGTTCGACATCTCGAAAGTCTCTTCGAGTTCGACGTTCTGGAATACGACGGACATCGATACAAGCAAGCAGGGCTTCTACGAGATATCGAAATCGAACAAGACGAACACCGGAGTGGGTACGGAAGACACCCCTTGGAATGAAGAATTCTGCCTGTCGTGTGGGTCGATCTTGGTCGGTGATGAAATCAATAGGGCGGACAAGACGACGTTCAGGAATGAGACTTACTACACTTGCAGGCAGTGTGTCGCAGGCGAGGGTGGTGTGGACTGTACGGCTGTCTGACATAATGGAATGAAAGGAGACAATCGTGGCTTATGAAAAAATGCCATGCAAGTATGATACCCTGAAAGACCTACAGGATCGTCTTCATGGTACTTACTGTCGGTATGACGGTAAGTTATACTACGTTACTGTCGAGTCGAAGGACGTCATCGTCCTGTATGATTCGGTATCTCAACGTCCGAAGCTAAACATCAATCCGTCTGATCCGAATTTCGACATCTCTTCTCTTGAGGTCGGTTATATGAACCTCGACCAGAAAGAGATGGCACAGTTAGGCGTCGAGTCGAACGGTGGTGTCCTCTACCTCATGAGGTATCCACAACGTCGGTATCGGCAGGGAGTAACTCCAGAATGTCTCTCTGCATACCGGATCGAGAACATGGATATCAGTCCGTTCAGGACGGGAAGCCTTCTACGAACGGCAGGATTCAGGAAGTCAATCGAAGGGGATTTCCCGAGTTTCAACGAAGCCTTGGACGACAAGTCGGCAGAAGTCGCACTCTCTCGTGATCTCGCTATCAAGAAGACAGACTCCGGTCTGGTCCTCGTCTACTACAAGATGGTCAACATCGGATGGACTCTCCCCGGAGACAATATCGTGATGTTCAGAGGGACTCCACATGACTGGCTTTTCCAGAAAATTCTGGATGAACATCATATGTCCTATATTTGCAGGAGAGTGCAATGACTACTCTACGAACAGCCGTCGGTCAGTATTTTACCCTGACCAAACACAAGGGGGACTTCGGAATTGAGATCGAAACCGAAGTCAAGAAGCTCGAAGACTATCCTGATTCATTCTTCCGATCCAACAAAGACGGGATGACGGTACCTCCGTTCTCTGACTGGATCGTCCACTCTGATGGCTCTCTTCGTAACGTCGGGTATGAGTTCGTCTTTGACAGACCTAAGACTTTCGAAGAGTCCATCAAGGCTCTGGATGTTTTTGCAGAGGGGACGAGAGAAATCAAGTTTCTCAAGAATGCTCCGGCGACATCTGTCCATGTGCATGTCAATATGGCGGACGAAGAGTTGATCGTACTTGCGAACTTCCTGACTCTCTGGTCGATGTTCGAATCGATTCTTGTCAACTACTCTGGCGAGACGAGGAGGAGTAATCTCTTTGCCCTTCCCTTGAGGGTCGCAGAGGGGAACCTCGTCTACATGAAGAAGGTGATTGATTGGGCCGGACGAAATCCCATGATGTTTCCTGCATCAGACAACGGAGCCAAGTATTCGGCCTTGAATATCGCTCGCCTCAGTATATTCGGGTCACTTGAGATCAGATCATTCAGGGGTGAGACGGACATCAACGAGATCAAGCGCTGGTTGTCGATCATCAATCAGGTACGGATGTTCGCCAAGATACCCGGAATGACTCCGACAAAGATAATGGAAGAGGTGAAGGAAAATCGGTATGAATTTATCGAGAAGGTATTCGATAAGTTTACGTCGTCGATCAGGATGACAGTCCCAGAGACAAACTTCCTGTTCGACAAAAATCTCTGGTACGGGATGATTATGGCGACTGTCGTCGAAGATTGGGAAGAGTTTAATCGAGGCACTGAAATAAAAGAGAAAAAACCAAGAAGGAAATTTCCGGGGAGTCTTACAGTCACAACAATAACGCCTGACCTCCTCGTCGCGCCGATCAGTGAAGCCACTGTGGCTGAATACGAGAGTGGCTTCACTATAACAGAAACAGAAGAGACAGAAGAGGATAGCTATGATGACTTCGACGACTGATCAGACCAAGAACTACATCCTCCGCAGGAGAGGGGTAGGAGAGAAGATCGGAGCGATGGAGGAATTCTCCGAGAAGGGACTGAAGGTCGTCCGTTCCGACAAGACTCTTCCACAGAATCCCGACTACGTATTCCGTTGGGGTACGACTGCCACCATCCCGATGGCAGACCAGACTGTCGTGGTAAATCCTGCTTCCGCGATCCATTGGGCTTATGATAAGAGGTCATCCCGAAAGCAGATGGCTGATCTTGGCCTTTCGATGAGGACTTGGATTGACTTCGCAGACCTCCTGACTTCTATGGAAAATGGAGAGACCCCACCTTCGTCCAGTTGCCTCATCGTACGACCAGAACATCACATCCGTTCTCTTGACTTGAATGTCTGTCATTCAATCACAGAGACCTATAAGTCAACAAAGAAGTACGACAGGTATTATATTTCCGAATACATCAAGAAGGATGCAGAGTGGCGTGTCTTCGTCGTACAGGGTCGTGTCGTCGCTGTCGTCCAGAAGATTCCTGTCGATCCGAATGAAGTCTCATGGGGTTGTGTCGAGGAAGGACAGTTTCGATATGTCCCATGGAACGAATGGCCTCTCTTTGTCACACAGAAGGCCGTACAGGCGTTTCTACTCTCGGGCTTGGACTTTGGTGCTGTCGATGTGATATCGCGTTCTACGGGCCTCCCTGACCCCGTGGCGTACGTCTTGGAGATCAACACCGCACCGGAATTGACTCCGTACTACATGAAGACGTTCGTCAAGTGCTTCGATTATATCATCGAGAACGGGAAGAATCAGCTTCCTATCACGAACAACCAGACTTGGAAGCATTTCATCCACCCCGCCGTGTCGGACATGGCTGTCGTCTAAGAAGGAATATCATATGTGTGTCATCATTCACTTCAAGCCTAAGCAGATGATCGACAAGGAAGCCCTGTTCAACGCATGTGCAAATAACTGGCACTCGTATGGACTCGTGACTCGTGTCGACAAGAAGCTCGATATCGTCCGTAAAGTCCCGGAGAATGGAGAAGTCGATTCAGAGGAAATCTACAAACTCCTTCAAGACAACTTCAAGTACGACAGGTATCTACACGTCCGTCACAACACGGCTGGCGAGACTTCTCTCGAAAATACCCATCCGTTTGACGTCTACTATGATCCCAAGACGGGCAATCAGGTCGTCTTCATGCATAACGGGACACTCTATGAATACAAGTCCCGGATAACAGAGACGAAGAACGGGGTGACTTCGACGAGAGACGACGATTCCGGACCGTCTGACACAAAGAACTTTGTCGATCAGGTTCTCATTCCATACACTGCTTCCGATTTCGGTGATGGTGCCGGAAGTATCGACAACATTCTTTATCGCAGAGTGATTTCGAAATTCTGGCCCACGACCGGAGCAAATCGTGGACTTCTTATCTCGAACAAGGGTGATTATACTCTTGGGTCATGGACGACGTACGGGAGTGACGAGAATCGACTGACCGTCTCTAACGACGACTATTTCAGCAAGATCACCCGTGGTCCCGAATTCACTCGGAGGCGGGTTCGGGAAGAAGAAGAGAAGAAGAGGAAAGAGGCGGAGAGGCCGGTGATAAACACCTCATCCCTCAAGACAGGGGTCGCCCGATTTCGTGACTACGATGTTGAGAAGACTTACGATCTTTTCGAACTGAAAGAGACGATGGCAAACATCTTGGGAGATTGGGATGTCTGGGATAGGTCTGGCATGACTGCACTCGGATATGCAACGATGGACGAGATCGGTCAACTCTACGCAGACAAGAAGTCTTGCATCCAAGTGATGGACCTCGTGTTCACCGAATTCACGAAGATGGCCAAGGAACTGGAAGAACTCGAAGAGAAGAAGGACAGGGGAGAAAAACTCATTGCTTCCCTGCAATCCACCATCAAGACCCTGAAGGAGAAGGCAGCATGAGTCATATGAACACCGCCTACCAGAAGGACTGTTATCTGACTGACGAACTCTTTGAGAGGGAGAACGAGACATCTCCAGACTTTCTCGACTTCAAGAATCTCCAGAACATTCCGGTATTCGTCTATGACGACTGTATGGTAGGTTACAAAAACCACAAGCTACTCAAAGACTCTGTCTATCTTGGTGAGTCTTGGACATCGACGCAGTCGTTCGTCATGGAGAGGTCAGACATCGATTCTCCCGTTGTCTTTCACTACAACGGACCGGGGGTATCGACAAAGAGGGTCTACGGCGAGGTCTTTCTACTGACACCGAAACAACTCTTGAGTCTCGACTTCCATATGGCGAACAACGAACTCTACAAGCGAGAGAAGAGGTTCGTCTGTCTTCTTGAACAGAAAATCAAAGACAACGTGAGGATGAAGCCCTCGCTGAAGTGTTGGATGTATTTAGGCAACCCTGACTTCTGGGAAGATCGACAGACTGTGAGGATGTCGCCTAAAGAAACCAACAATCAGAGTGTCTGGATGTGGACAAGATCGACATTCGAGGACGAAATCCCTAATTTCTTGAAGTCAAGGGGTTGACAAAGAAAAATTTTGTGGTACTTTATCTAAGAGAGAAGTGACTTAAGGAATACCTTAGGTACAGTACCTTAAGACACAGAAGATTGAGAAGACAAGAGAAGGAAGAAGAGTAAGGGTGTTTAGCATAAGACACTCTTACTTAATCACTCACACTTAATCAATAATACTTAAGGTATTATACTTTAGGTATCAGAAGGAAAGTCCTTGAGGAAATTTAACAGAGATTACGTCTCACGACCTATGCGACGGTACGAGTATGCCCGTTGTGAAATCTGTAATGCGACTGGTTCGTCAGAGATAGCTACACACGACGAAGACATCGGATCGGGTATCTTCTATATGACGGCCACCGGATTTATCTGTTCGGAGTGCGAACACCACCATAAAGAAATCATGTCTGATTGGGACATCATTGATGAACTCGACGAAGACGACATGATGTATGAGGAGTACGAAGAATGAGATTTTTAATCATGATAATTATCTCTGGAATGATTAATGCATTTCTTTTACTTCCACCATTTTCCATATCATGAACATATAATTTCGATTCTAAAGTTTGGTATGAAAGATCTCAGTTTTGTAATCTATATGGTTTTAGGGCTTATGACCGTAATGGTGGCATTCCTTTTTGTCCTCCCACCCCTGCAATACTATTTTAGTTTCTGGGCGGGATTCTGGTCATGAAGGTCGTCTGTCTTATCTTCTCGTTGATCATCCAAAACGGAGAACCCACCATGATTCAGTCAGAGAAGGCCATGGAGAGCCTCCAAGAGTGTGAGGCATGGAAGCACCAACAACTCTTTCAACCGCCTGTACGGCCTTCTGTGGCCAATTGGTACGTATGTGAGGTGAAATGATTAAAGATATAGACGGAAACGGGCACGCAGTGGCGTGCAAGGAATGCGACGGCACCGGATTTAAGGACAAGAACGGCGCGCGTCTGACGTTGGCGAGAACTCCATGCGGTGCATGTGGCGGTAGCGGGAATGTCGCCGCCCTCTCCCAACCCCACCCCGCCGATGAGCGGGTGGTGGAGGCTCTGAATGCTGTCGCAGCGCTTGTCGAACTTGTATGTGACGAAACTCTTGGTCCTAGTGTTGAAGACGAGCCGGATAACGAAAGCGTCGGCAGCAACATGATGGGTCCCGTGCCCATGACGTTTGGGCATGTGCGCGAGGCGCGAGATGCCGTTGCCATTCTTCGCGCCGCCCTCGCGCAGGAGGGCCGGAAGAATGGTTGACGCACCAGAGCGGATTTGGGCGTGGCCGTATAAAGGCGAACCCTACAACGGCAACTGGATGGTTGCCAAATTTGAAAAAGGTATCGAATACATCCGCGCCGACCGCATCGAAGCCCTTGAGCGCCAGCTTACCGAGGCACGGGCGGACGTTCGACGGCTCACCGAGGAACAGGCGCGCATTGTTGAAATCAACAAACAGCACTGCAAGACGATCAATTCCTACATAGTAGACAATTCTCGCCAAGAAGACGCCCGCAAAGCCGCCGAAGCCGAGCGCGACTGCCTCACGGCTGACAATGCGCGCCATGGGAGAGAAGAAATGAAGCTGAGTGATGCGAAAGGAGAGTCAGATGTTTACACACATCCGTCGTTATGATAATTTCTATATCATAGCCAGATACTGCCTGTTTGGTATAAAAGTGGCAGGCCCAAGTTTCGAATATTGGTGGGGTAAAAATCACCAATGTCGCTGGTATATTTACTCTACTGTTGAAGAGGCAAGACAGGCCTACGAAAACCGCAAGCGCATGAAGAAAGAGAGTAAGGGGAAGTTCGTTGCATGGCTATGAAGAGAGGCTTCCGAGATTTCTCAAGACCCATCAGGCATGTCCTTGCGGAGACTCTTCTGATGCTTACTCTGTCAGATCTGACGGGTCAGGGAAGTGCTTCTCATGCGGAAAGAACTTCTCAAAAGAAGAAGGGATAGATTTGAATAACGTAGTCGTAGAATATGACATTGTAGGACACCGAGGTATTTCAAGAAAGACGTTTGAGTTCTATGGAGTAAAGACGAAGTTTCTCGACGGGGAGCCGTCAGAGGTAGGTTTTCCATACGGCCAACACGGCATGAAGATCAGAGACCTCCATGTCAAGAAAAACATGAAGTGTGTCGGAGGGTTTTCAGAAGCCGGACTCTTTGGACAAGAGAGATTCGATCCGGGTTCGAAGGATTCAATCACCATCTTCGAGGGAGAGTTCGATGCAATGGCTGGATACGAAATGCTCAAGGGAAAGTCCGCTTGTGTCTCCATCAAGTCTGGCGCAGGCAGCGCTCTACTCGACTGTCGTAAACAGTGGGATTATATTAACTCGTTCGCCAAGATATACCTCTGCTTCGACAATGATGAGCAGGGGATCAACGCGACGAAGTCCCTTCAAGGACTGTTTGACTTCCAGAAGGTCTACCATGTAAAGTTCCATTCAAGGAAGGACGCGAATGAGTTCCTCGAAAATTCCGATTCCGATGCTTTTTGGAAGACGTGGCATTCAGCCAAGAGATTCACTCCGGACAACATCATCTCGTCGTTTTCAGAGATCGAGTCTGCCCTTGATATATCGACCGAAGATCATCTCGCAGACTATCCATTTCCTGAATTGAACTCGAAGCTTTATGGGCTCCATGCTGGTGAAGTCGTCGTAGTGAAGGCACAGGAAGGGGTCGGTAAGACAGAGTTCTTCCGTGCCCTCGAATATTCAATCGTAAAGAATACGAAACACCCGATTGGAGTCATCCACCTTGAAGAAGATAACGGAACTACTATCAAGGCTATCGCAGGGTATGAATTGGAAGTCCCGGCAGTATTACCTGATTGTGGACTATCAAAACAAGACATTCTGTCTGCTTACAAGAAAGCAGTTCAAGACGATGAAGGACGTATTCATATTCACTCGTCGTTTGATGTCGAAGACGAGTCGGCCTTCCTCGGGAACATCCGCTTCTTGGTATCGGCTGCCGGGTGTCGAATCATCTTTCTCGATCACATTTCTTGGCTCGCCACTGGTCTTGCTGACGAAGACGAGAGAAAAAAGCTGGATCGAGTCTCTCAAAAACTCAAACTTCTCGCAAAGGAACTCCGATTCTGTCTTGTCATGATCTCTCACGTCAATGACGATGGAAAGACTCGTGGTTCTCGGAATATCAGTAAGGTCGCCAACACCGTGATCTCGTTAGATCGAGATATCCTGAATGAAGACATGACGACGTATTTCCTGATTGAGAAGGCTCGACTCGGAGGTCGTACAGGCAAGGCTGGTTCAGGGTATTTTGAGAGAGAAATCGGGAAGCTTATTCCAACAGAAGAAAGGAAGGTCGCATGACTGAAAAAGAGTTGGTTGACATCATATCCGAGATGATTTGGGAGACTCCTGTCGAAGGGGAGGAGTCTTTTATCTGGCATGCAGACGCAGATGATTGTGCAGTTAGGATTATTGACTTTCTTAGAGAAAAAGGACTGATGGAATGAAGATAATTCCATTACTATGGCTTGTCGTATCAATCACTGTCATATGTCTAATCCTAGCATCTTGTCAGACTTCAGACGGATTTCAGCAGGACGAGATCGACTACATCGTGGAGGAATTATGAAAGAAAAGATTGATTGGTATGAACGTCGGGGTGAACTCGAACCCGACATGGTGTTTGACTCTACCTATGGTATTGTGAAATTAGATCATCGAAAACCCGGAGATGGCACAGATTGGGTCGTTCAGACTTGGTATGCTGGTCACTGGTTCTATGACGAGGACAGCATACATCCAGCAGATTTGATTGATCGTTTACCTGACGATTTTAATGGGTAGGGGTTGACATTCCCACAGGATATGTTACTTTATCTTAAGAGGTTGACACCTAATTGTATACTCGACCAAGAGACGAGGGACGTTCCTATGACCGAGTTCAAGATTACAGTGATGGATGGGGTTCGCGAGCACACCGAGCGCGAGCCGGTCGAGTTGTGGCTCAACAAAGACGGAAGAGTTGTGATACGCTCCTACAATGAGGGTGGAAATAATGTTACTGATGTCGACCTGCGAGATGTCCTTGACTGGACGCGAACAGGCCTTTAAGAGGATCAGCAGATATATAATTAGGGGTTTGCATAAAAGGGTAAATATGGTGTGACTGACAACGACAAAAAGGACAAGTGGGTAGTCTTCGACTGTGAGGCCGACGGATTTGTTCCTAGTAAATTCCACTGCCTTTCATGGAGAGATCAGGATGACGACAAAGGGACGATTACTGAATATTCAGAGATCAGGAATTTCTTTCGACGGTACTCCATGTACGTCGGTCATAATATACGACGGTGGGATCTACCTCAACTACGAAGAGTCGTTGGGATCGAATGGGAAGATTTTCAATCGATTGTGGATACCCTTGGTCTTGCATGGTATCTCGACCCTGACAGACCACGACATAATCTTGAATCTTACGGAGAAGATTTCGAAGTTGAAAAACCCAAGGTTGACGATTGGGAGAGTCAAGACCTCTCGGTCTACAAATTCAGATGCGAGAGAGACGTCGAGATCAACTTCCGTCTTTGGAAAGATCAGACTAGACGTCTGCTAAAGCTCTACTCTGACGAAGACCTTAAGAGGTTTCTGAAGTATATCGATTTCAAAATGTATTCTGCGCACCTCGCAGAAGAGTCTAGATGGAAGCTTGACGTCGATGCAGTCAAGAACTCAATCCAGAAACTGACAGAAGAGAGGGATCAAAAGCTTGAAACGTTACGGGCAAGTATGCCCCGAGTCCCGATTAAGTCTACTTACAACCCGCCTAAAAGACGATACCGTGCAGATGGCGAACTTAGCGTACTTGGACAGCGTTGGAAGGACCGCCTTATCGAAGGGGGATTTCCACCAGAACATGATGGACCTATTGACGTCATCACTGGATATGATGAACCAAATCCACAGTCTACTGATCAAGTCAAAGACTGGCTCTTCTCGCTCGGATGGCGACCTCGTACTATAAAATACGACAGAAACAAGAAGACAGGAGAGGTCAGGGAAATCCCACAGGTCAATCTCCCGAACGGAGGTGGTATCTGTGAGTCAGTCCAAGAACTCTATGAGAAGGAACCTGCCCTCGAAGCACTCGATTCTCTCGGAGTTATTAAACACCGTCTCGGTCTTCTTAATGGCTATCTTCGTGACGTTTCTTCTGACGGGTATCTACAGGCTTGTGTCGCTGGTCTGACGAACACCCTCCGTTTCAAACATGCGGAGATCGTCAATCTACCGAAGGTCGAAAAGCCCTACGGTAAGGATATCCGTGGCCCTTTGATTGCTCCTGAAGGGATGGAGTTGTGTGGTTCTGACATGTCTTCTCTCGAAGATCGTATCAAGCAACACTTCATCTATCCGTTCGATCCAGAGTACGTCAAGACGATGATGTCAGACGACTTCGATCCTCATCTCGATCTTGCACTTCTCGCAGGTGCCTTGACGAAAGAAGACGTCAGGAGTTATCATGAAGGAAAGAAAGAGTCGGTCCTCTACGTCAAGCCGATCCGTTCGATCTACAAGAATGGTAACTACGCATGTCAGTATGGAGCGGGTGTCTCACGTCTGGCCATAACTTGTGCGTGCGACGAAGAGACCGCCCGTCGTGTCCATGAGACTTACTGGAAACGAAATTGGGCGATCAAGGCTGTTGCTGAAAAGCAAAAGACTAAGTCTGTCGATGGGCAGATGTGGCTTCTTAATCCAATCTCTAAATTCTGGTATAGTCTTAGGACGAAGAAGGACGTCTTTTCGACTCTCGTACAGGGGACGGCAGCATTCGTATTCGATACGTGGTTGGCTTTCGTCCTGAAAGAGCGTCCACAAGTCACCGGACAGTTTCATGACGAATTCATCTTGTGTGTCAGAAAGGGTCATCGTGAAGAGGTAGAGAGATTTCTACGACAGTCAATACAGAAGGTGAATGATTATTTAAAGCTAAACAGAGAACTAGACATTTCAGTACAATTCGGAGATTGTTATGCCGACATCCACTAAAGTCCATGTCGTTTTACAAGATGTCTATGGGTATGGACACGACAGTATCTTTGGTGTTTACATCGACCAAGCAATAGCGAATAAACATATCGATGAATATATCGAAGTCATGAAGCCACGATATGTACGTGGTGATTTTATAGTATTAGAAGAAAGGGTTATAATTTAATGGTATCTTGGGGTCGTAGGAATAAAAGCAATACGAAGTTTCACACGATTGCCGGTAAGGCGGTCTATGTCAAGCCTTACGTGCCTGACGAATACAACGGTGTCGAGAACTGGAAGTGCGGTCTGACCGTCACGAAGGACTCATTCAATGAGTTGAAGTCTTGGGGTTGTCAACTCCAGAAGCGTCTGGCAGAAGACGTCCCGAATATCGATGAGAACACTCCATACGTGACGTTCAAACGAAATGTCATGAAAGAGTTCAAGGACAACACCGTCTACTTCTGTCCTCCTGTAATCTACGACAAGGATGGAAATGAGTTGATCTCTTATGTGAACTCGGAAGGGAAGACCGTCCGACAGTTCAACGAGGGTGAAGAGCAGCCGACCCGTAAGGGTGAGCCTATCCTGATTGGTAACGGTTCTGACATCGAGGTCACTATCGGGATCTATCCTGCTGGACAGTTCGGTTATGGCACTCGTCTTGAGTCTATCAAGATCATCGATCTGATCGAGTTCACTCCAGAGGATGACGAAAAGGACTCACAGTCCGAAAAGAAATCTGAAGAGCGACAGGAACGTAAGAAGTCTGTCGACTCGGAAGGCAACACGAAGTCTGATATTGGGTGGTAATGAAGAGTATCGATACACTCGTAGATGATATAAAGGGGCTTCTGGATGAGGGTGTCGATTCTGTAAACGAAGAGTCTCTGAAAAATATGGGGGAGGCAATCGCCTCCTCTGTCAAGTTGGCACTCCTCAAATCAGAACGAAAACCTCGTGGAACACTTCGTACGAGTAACATCGGAAAACCTTGTAATCGACAACTCTACTACGAGGTCAACTCTCCAGAAGAGAAAGAACCACTCCCACCACAAGCTAGGATGAAGTTCCTCTTCGGTCATATCCTTGAAGAGGTGATGCTCTTTCTCTGCGAAGAAGCAGGACACTCGGTCGAGGGTCGTCAGGATGAGATCGATATCGTGGGGATCAAGGGTCATCGTGATGCCGTGATCGATGGTGTCGTCGTAGATGTCAAGTCTGCCTCGACGTACTCGTTCAAGAAGTTCGAAGAGCATAATCTAGAGCAGGATGATCCGTTCGGCTACATGGATCAGATACAGTCGTATCTACATGCCGGTCAGGAAGACGACCTCGTGACTGACAAAGAAAGGTGTGCCTTCCTTGTCGTCGATAAGACACTCGGGAACATCTGTCTCGACGTCTACCCTCGAAGACCATTTCCGATTGAGAAACTCTATGAGTATAAGAAGGATATGGTTGCCCGTGAGGACCCACCTAGGAGGGGATTCGATCCAGTACCAGATGGTAAGTCGGGAAATATGAAACTCCCGATGGCATGTTCGTACTGTGACTTCAAGAACCTTTGTCACCCTAATCTTAGGACATTCCTGTATGCAAGGGGGCCTGTCTTCCTCACGACGGTAAAGAAAGAGCCTGACGTCTCGGAGGTGTTGAGAGATGGTTCAATCTCTACAAGAGAAAAAGGATAAAGCCGACGTTGCGAAGCAACTCAAACGCCGTGAAGCGGCTAGGTGGGCCAGAATTAAACGGGTCTATGGACTTACGAAAGAACAGTATGAGGAATTAGACTATGGACACTGTGTTATCTGTCTACGCGATTGGAGTCAGTCTGTTCGCCCTTGCATTGATCATGATCACTCTTCTGGGGAAATCCGTGGACTTCTGTGTTCTTACTGTAATCACCGTGTTGTTGGTAGGCACAGGGATTGGACTCTCTTACAGCGGGTAGCTGATTATCTTAAATCCCCTCGAAAGGGGTGGGTAGTCCCACCCAAGAAACGAAAAACAAGGAAGAAAAATGGAAGAACCAAACGATAAACGAGACATCGTTCTCGGGATTATTACACTCGCCTTCGTGGCATATCTCGGGTATCTCGTAGGAGTAGCAGTTTGAGTAAGATTGAAAATCTAAACAACATGGGGGTGTCTCATGTCTAAGACATATTTGATCGTACCTGACCCCCATGCACACTTCGAGCATGATAATCTCCGTGCAGACTATCTCGCCAATCTGATTATCGACATCCGTCCAGATGTCGTCGTCAATATGGGTGATCAATTCGATATGCCCTCTCTGTCTGACTACGACAAAGGGAAGCGGTCATTCCACGGGAAGTCATACAAGAAAGACATCGAAGCAGGATTGGAGTTCCACGACAGGATGTGGGGTCCAGTGAGAGCAACTAAGAAGAAGATGCCCTATAGGGTAGTCTTGGAGGGTAATCATGAACATCGCGTTGAAAGGGCTTTGGATCTTTCTCCTGAGTTGGCTGGGACTATCGGCTTCTCTGATTATGGTTTTTCTGAGTTCTACCACGATGTGGTTAGGTATGACGGCCAGCTTCCGGGAATATTTAAATCTGATGGTATCCTTTTCTCCCATTACTTTCCTACCGGCGTTAGTGGTCGCCCTATGGGTGGTATCAGTCCGGCGAGGATGATGGCACAGAAGAACAAAGTGTCGTGTGTCGCAAGTCACATCCATACACTTGACTTCTTCTCTGAAAAGAATATCGACGACAAGGTGATTAACTGCCTGATCGCAGGATGTTATCAGGACTATATCAATGATTGGGCTGGTCCGATTGGTAAGTTCTGGCGAGCGGGTGTTGCTGTCCTTCGAAATGTCGAGGATGGTAATTTTGACTTCCAGTGGATCTCTCTTGAGAGCCTAAAGAAGGCTTATGGAGATCAGGATTTTAAGAGTATTGAAGTATGAAAGACTACGAAAAGCTACTAATCAAGATCGTCAACGAGTTTGCTGACGACTACTCCGTCGAGGAGGTTCTCGACATTCTTTTCCCCGGACAGTCGTTTGGTGAAATCATGAACGACGCTTTTAACGCAGGGCTTATCCCCAACGACATCATGGAGAACTTCATTAATGAGTAAGATCGTAGACACACTTTTCTCTTGGTTCACACCAATCGCTGCGCTTGGACTGGTGGGAGCAGCAGTCGTCATGGCTCCTGCCGGTCCACCGGCTGCGACTGAAAATGACATGATTCTCGCCTCTGTACAGGTGGAGAGGTACTGTTCCGGTACAGTGATCGAGGATACTGATCTCTCCGACGGAAAGCAGATGACTGTCCTCTCTGCCAAGCACTGCCTGAATGGGGATCAGGGTGTCGGTTCCATCGTGATGGTGAATGTCCCACAGACGATGATGAATGAGTACTACAATGATCGGGCAATCAAGATGATCGTCACGAAGGTCTCCGAAGAGTCCGACCTGATCGAGATGCAGGCGATCAAGAAGGACGAAGGTCTTGATATTCCGTCCGTCCCGATCCATCATGGTATTCCCAAGATCGGTGATGAAGTCTGGTCTATCGGGTTTCCTCTCGGTGGCCCGAAGGCGTTTAACGCCGGTTTCCTCTCCTATGTCGTCGATATGAAGGACATCACTCATCTCGACCATTGTATCTGGGATTCGACGACCTGTCTTTATCAGCAGGTTGCTGTCCCTGTAGATGGTGGTAATTCCGGTGGTGGACTCTTTGTGAAGTCGAGTGATGGATATCGTCTTATGGGTGTCCTGACTGGTAAGGATACTCGTTCGTCACAGCTTGCCTATTTCACACCTCTGGATGAGGTCCAGACTTTCTTGGGAGTATAAATGGCAGAACGAAAACGGGACTATCGTAAAGAGTACGACGAATATCAGGGAAAGCCCGAACAGATACGTCGTCGTGCCCAGAGGAATAAAGCCAGACGTGAACTCGGACTGAAGAAGGGTGATCCCCGAGAGGCCGGACACGTCGGACGTAATCGGAAGGGGAAGCTCGGATCAAAAGTCCGGGCTATCTCTCGAAAGAGCAATCGAAAGGATCAGCCTAAGCGAAATGGGAAAGAAGATTAAACGACCAATCACATATGTAAAATGGGTCGATTCAGCCTCTTATTCTGACCAACAGTGGTACTCTTTGAGTGATCATGACCATGGGATAGCTACTATCGAGGCAGTCGGCATTCTTGTACATGAAGATAAAAACTTCATTTCTCTGGTCATGAATATCTCGAAGCAAGATAGTGTTGTGGGTGATATGGCGATACCGAAGGTCGCCATCCTGAAAAGGAAGGTGCTTAGTGCCTAGAGGTAATACCGAAGGGTTCCGGGCGGAGAATAAGTTTAAGGTCCCACAGAAGATGTGGGGTTCTTGGACACTCGTCGCCCGGCATGTCTTCAACAAGACCTATGAGAGTATGATCAAGAACCCGGAGTTCTTCCTTCATACTGATATCATAAGAGCAGGAGAAACTCCTTCTTCTGTTCACTGGAAGGTCACCGCATGGAATGCCGCATTCACGGCAGCATCGATTACTTCTCGTGGTGAACGACACATCCTTGCCGATCTGACTAACAAAGTAAAGGGACGATGATGAAGAATGAATCCTATGGTGTGATCGAAGTCTTTACCGATTGGGACGACGCCGTGATGTGGGCAGAAGCCACGATCCGTGAGAAGGCCAAGGAAGGTTGGGAACTCTCACAGGGTTCTGGTGTCCAATACGTCAACAACCAATGGCGTGTCGGTCTGGGCTTCGATAAGGAAGGAGGCGTCAATCCTGACCTCGCAGAAGGGATTGAGACTCTGATCGAGGGTGACACGATTGGCTAAGAAGCCTCTTCACGTAATCGGAGATTACTATGGCGCGTAAACCGCTTTACGGTAAGATTCTTGTGTCTCGATCATTTCCTACACAGGTCGAGGCACAAGACTTCGCGAAGGAATACAAGGCACAATATAGACAGGCCGACATGTCAATCAAATATGACATCAATCGGACAGCAGCTTCTGAATGGACAGCGACGGTATATGTCAAAATCTGACGTTCCAAAAATTCTAATCTGTGGTGGGCGTGATTACGCTGATTGGTTTAGATTCAGAAATACTCTTGAGAAAATAATCAATGAGAGAGTTTGGGTGTCTGAGCCAGACGAATTTGGAAATTATCTTCCGAGAGTCGTGATCATTTCTGGAGCAGCAAAGGGTGCTGACCAGATGGCAATTGAATTCGATGAGTATCCAGCAGATTGGAAGAAATATGGAAAACAAGCTGGTCCAATCAGAAATCAACAGATGTTAGACGAAGGTCAACCTGATTTAGTTGTGGCTTTTCCCGGTGGAAGTGGGACAAAAGATATGATTCATCGAGCAAAGAAAGCAGGAGTCGAAGTAATTGAAGTCCATTAAATCAATTTATCTAATCGGGAGTCTACGGAATGAAGAAATTCCTGAACATGCTGAAACGCTACGATCCTTGGGTCTTGATGTGTTCGATGACTGGTTTGCAGCCGGACCTGAGGCCGACGATTACTGGAAGAAATATGAGACGGGCCGTGGGAATGGGTATAAGGAAGCTCTACGAGGGTATGCGGCTCGCCATGTATTCTCTTTTGACAAGTATCATCTTGATCGTTGCGACGCTGCTATACTTGCTCTTCCTGCTGGCCGTTCTGGCCACCTTGAGCTTGGCTATGTTGCTGGGTGCGGTAAACCGACCTTTATTCTACTTGATGGACAAGACTCACGATTTGACGTGATGTACCAGTTCGCGACAGAGGTCTTTTTCGATAAGGAGGAAATAATTGCATACTTTAAGAGTTGATAATATTAGAATTCATTCTATGTATGAATTCATTAACCATCCATATTTCCAAATTACAGATGATAATACTGAATATATCAATATCACTTTCGATCAACTAGAACAATTATACACATGGGCCGCATCCATCCACGAGGAAAAAAGTGATAACAGCAAATGAAGGACAGAAATATAAGGCAGATGCAGGAAAACTCCGAGCAGGACTCGTCTTCGAAGGAATGCCTAGATCACTGCTTATGCTCGCAGCAGTCCTCTCTTACGGCGCACAGAAATATGAAGCCAACTCATGGAAGAAAGTCGCAGGAGGGCGATACTTTGACGCTAAATTCCGACATCTTTTGGAGTCCTTGGCGGGTCTAGGGGAGTTCGATGACGAGTCGGGCATCCTTCATGAGGCTCATGAGTTGTGTAACTCTATGTTCATCCTAGAACAAAAGCTTGAAGAACTCTCTCCAGAAGAATTCAAGAAACTCTTGAAGTTTAACAAACCTCCTCAAGATCATAAAGGAAAATAAGATGAATCGAGAATTTCGTATCTTTGAAGTCGATAAGTACGACAACAACTTCTTCGTCTGTCGTCATTCGACACTTGAGTCTGCCAAGCATTGGCTTAAGACTGTCAATCCCGATGGTGAGAAATTCATCATCAAGGATGAGGACGAAAAGGTCTATGAATGAAGATAGCTCTTGACTACGATAAGACGTACAACGTCGACAAAGAATTCTGGAATAAGTTTGTCCAGCTTTGCTTTGAATATGGACATGATGTACGTATAGTCACAGCGAGGAGTCCGACAGACGACCCCCTCTCTGAAGACAAGGTTCCAGACATTCCAGTCATCTATTGTGACGGAATAGCCAAGAGGTTCTTCTGTCATTGGTTTGTCGATAAGAAGTCTGTCGATGAACGTGGGTGGGACCCTGATGTCTGGATCGACGACAAGCCAGAAGGTATCGGTCAGAACTCGACAGCCACCAAGGAAATTCTAGAAGAGTGGCGCAAGAGTGAAGAGTACCAGAAATAAATAAACCCCCGGCTCGATCCTTTCGGAAAGAGTACCGGGGGTTTTCTTTTATTTAAAGTCCAGAGATTAAAGGACTTCTCTGGCCCATTTGGGAAGAGAGGTGTTGTGGTAATTAGGACCCCAAGATCTCTTCTTTCCTTTGTCGATATGGAGAGAGTTCGGATAGACACCAATCCCGTTGAAACCCATCGCACGGGCCTTCTTGATCAATTCCTTCCTCTCAGGAATAGAGAGATCACTCACATCAATATCGACGGCATTCCCATGCATGTGCTGTGAACGTTTGGCACCTCCTGCTTTACGGTTTCTCTCTGGGTCACGATAACCCGAGACAATCGGAAGTTCACGACCCCATGATTTCTGTAGAGCCGTCAATCCTGAGACGACCTCTGGTCGGAGATTTCCAAGATCAGGAGTGTACCCTCTTTTCCTAGAAGACACCAGTTCTCCAAGACCTAGATTCCTTCGTGTCTCATTACGAGCTTCGTCAGACATCAACTCTCCGACAGGACGAAGAAGACTTGGGGTTTGACCGAACGAGTCTTCATCTAAGACATCGTAGTCTTCATTTTCTACGAAGTCGATCTCACCGTTGTCTTCAGGGATTTCAGGGAGTTCCTGATCGTCTCCTTGGAAGGTCGGACGACGAGCGCCTGTCTCTTCGATTGCCTGTCCAAGAGGCTTAGACAATCCTTCGTACATCCAAGAGAAGAAGCCCTTCTTTTCCTGAGCGGCAGGACCCTCGGCTGACGGATTGACGCCATCCAGATCGATAGACAACGAACGGACAAACTCTCTTGCAGCTTCTTCTCGGTCTCCACCCTCGGCATCGATGATAGGAGCCATGACAGAGAAGACCTTATTCATCGCATCGACAGCCCTACCGTAAGGTTTCCAGACACGAGCGACCTCTTGTGGGTCTAGTCCGGCAGGGGCTACGACAGACACCCTCATAGACTTAGGGTCAAACTGTAGCTGTATCTGTGAGTTCCAGTCTTTGAGTCCGGCATTCAGAGAGTTGATGTCACCGGCAGCAGCCGAGAAGGCAGGGATAGAACGAGCCTTAGTGAAGGCCCAATCCCGGTAGATACGCTTGTCTTCGTCTGTACCCTTTTCGTAGATCGCCTTCGTCACACGGGGGTCTAGGAACCTCGTATAGAGGGTTTCCATGTCAGCAGGGTCTACCACCCTACGATCAAGCCAATCCTTTGCTTGAGGCCCAAAGGTCGACTGTACGATGTTATGGACAGACTCCGGCGTAACTCTCTGGTCAGTCAGTGCCGAGAACGAAGAATTCAATGCCGCCTTCGTCAATCCAGAGTCACCCTGATCAACCGTCTTCGAAAGGATAGAGGTGTCACCATTCATCATACGACCGGCGACCTCGTCAGCAATCTGTTGAGACTTACTGTCGTTGACACGACCGAAGATGTCGAGTTTCCTCTGAGGATCGATGAACCATTCTCGTCCGAGGTCTTGGTTGATCTTCGTCAGACCGACACCGATCTTGATGTCAGGGTCATTGAAGAGATCATTGACCTGTTTATCTTCGATGACTTTGTTCAGCGTCGCATAACGAGATGCCAACTTGAAGTCACCTCCGAGGACGGCTTCCTTAGCCTGTGTCAGGGGGTACATCGCGTTATCGATAGCTTTGTTCAAATCGTCATTCGAGAGAATGCCGTGAGACACGTAATTGATCTGGCCCCTCTGATAGAGCCTTTGACGAAGGGTCGTCTCTGCCTGACTGATAAGACTGATAAATTGGTCAGTCTCCTGTGGAGTACCACCACCTCTGGCCGTAAATTCGTTGATACGCTGTTCGAAAGACGGATCGTTGGCGTTCGTCGCAGAAGTCAGAAAAGACTGAGTGATGAACGAGAAGTCCTGATCGACAGTCTTCTTAGCCTGTACATCGTTGAACTGGTTCTCCGAAGCCATAAGCTGGAGTTCCTTGGTCCTCATACCGATCTGCTCTTCCTTCGACTTATACTTCGACACTCCAATCTGGACTTGATCGAAAGAGTATTTGCCGGGGTTCTCGAAGTAGTCAGGGTAGAGGGTGGAGATCACCCCCTCGTTCTCTTTCACATACTGTCTTTGGAATTTCTCCTCGTTCGATGCAGCAGATTGTGCCTGACTGATCTGAGAGAGGATGGCATCACGATATGCATTCGCAGGACGAGTCCCCGTGACAGACTGGATGGTCGAGTCTACGACAGACTCGTAGCCGGGGTGTCTGGCCCGAAGTTGTTTAGACAACGTAGCCAGACGACCGTAGTAATTGACTTCGGAGAGTTTCCCCTGTTCGAAGGCATTTTGTAGGACTTGCATCTGATCAAGACCGTCAGTCAGACCAGAAGGGGCATCGACACCGAACTCCTTGTTGACCTGACTAAACATCTCGTCAGCCTCGTCCCGGATATCAAGCTGATTAGCCGTATCCTTGACTTGCATGACATTCTGTGCGGTGTCTGTCAGCCCACTAAAGAGGGTTTCGAAAGTCCTGTTAGCACCGGTCCCCCGAGAGACCGAAGTCAAATCGGGGAGGCCAGTATCCTGAGTTTGTGGATTAAAAGCTGCCATATTTCCTACTCTTCTGGAGTGACAGAACGAGACTTACGTTCCATCTCTTTGTCATACTGTTCTAGAGAGATGTCTTCAAGCGTTTTGGAGTCAGCCGCATAACGAGATATCTGGGCTTTCTCGGAAGGAGTAAATCCCCAGAGTTCCATATCGACTTTGATACCCCTGATGAGGCTCTCACGAGTGGCTGAAGATTCTAGTTTCCTCGCATCACGCAATCGATTAATCAGATCTTTCTTGGCCTCTTCTCTCTCGTCTTTCAAAGCACGAGAGGCAGAGAGTTTGGAGTAAGATCTCTCGATTTCTTCTGGTTGGAGGCCGGTCACGGCAGCCATGATTGCATCAGGCAAATCCATCTTGGTGATGTCGAAGCCATTCTTTGATGCCCACGTACCGAAGTTATAGACGTGGTAGAGCTTGGCAGCAGAATCGACAGTCGTGATGTTTCTCAACGCCTTGACGAAGTCTTCTTTCGCCAGATTATAGAGTCCACCGTCGAAGTCGTTAGTCTCGGACAAGAGTGCTGTAGCACCATTCCAAGCACTCGACCAGAGTGACTTACCGGCCTCGAAGCCGATACCACCAGACGCACCCATCAGAAGATCAGACAGACCCTTGTCACCTCTGAATAGATCATAGAAGGTCGGAAGACCTCCGGGACCATAGGATGACGAGATGTTCCACTCTTTACCAATCATGAAGTCTGTCATCGTAGTGACTAGACCATCCATAAATGGTTGGAGGAGTGGGTCTTGGGGGTCCATTCCCTGTTCATACATCGTATCCATCAACCAATCTCTGACCGGGAAGACACCGACACCGGCACCTACCGAGACAGGAAGACCATACATCGCAGAGTATCCGAGAAAGAGTCTGGCCCTTTCAGCCCCGGTCAATTGCTTGCCGAGAAGCTGGTCCATAATACGAGCTTGATACCCAAAGAACTGGGTGATGACGGAAGAGTACCCCTTCTGCCATGCGGCATTTCCTTCACGAGTCATATTACCGACGAGTGTCTTAGCCCGATAGAGGATGTCAGCCTCATCACGACGAGTGATCTTGGCCCCCTTCAGGGCAGCCTTCTTTTCGAGATAGGCAGTCCCCCATGCAGCAAGACGAGACATCCGTTCACCCTCGTAGAAGGGCGTTGCACTGGTCTTCAGAGCCTTTTGGATACCTCGTTTAGTCTTTGACTCTACGAGTTCTGGAGAACGGAGGTCGTCTAGATAAGCGACGTCACCACCGATCTCATTGAACCCAGACTTCTTGTAGAGATTCATCAACTCTACGAACTCATCCTTCTTCATCAATCCAAGGGCTTCTACCTTACGGCCAGAGGCTTCAAGGATTTCCTTCGAGCCGTTCCAGAGTACTCCACGCATGAACGGATAGGCTATCGACGACTTCAGACCATTGACGCCACCGACAGAAACGACGTTGACGACAGAGTTAGCCTGCTTGAAATATTGAGTCGGGTTCCAAAATCCCATCTTCGTATGGAAAGCAAGGGATTTGAAGAACGACGCAGGGTTCTTTGTCTTAGCCAACATGTTCTCTGACAGCCACTCCTCTCCACGAGGACCCATCTTCGGGATAATCGGGGAGACGATCTTCTCTTTGATCAGATCGACCTTTCTAGAGACGGCATCAGAGTTATCCATCAAGAGATTGAATGCACGAGAGACATTCCTTGCCCTCTGGACCTTGGCCGACAATTCAGGAGATTGCTCTGCCTGAAGGGTGAACTTTGGGTCTTGTATGACCGACAATCCTTGAGACTTCAGTTCATTCAAAGAACCATCAAGGACGTCAGAGAACTCACGAATGAAGTTCTTCATAGACATGATCTTGTAGTCGTTGAAGAGGTGGGTCGAAATCATGTCAGACGAGGCGGACTTCATCGCTTCGAGGGGGGAGAGGTACGGAGCATCCTCTACGAGGAATTTCACATCACTCTCTGACTTCACGATACCGATATCGGTCTCAGAACGTTCACCACCAAACCTACCAAGAAGGCGATCACCCGGCTTATGCTCGGACTTCGTCATGTCTCGGAGGTTCAATCCCTTATAGGCTGCCGTATCAATCGTACGAGAGCCAGAACGAGTCACTGTAAACGGAACCGTGATGTCGATAGTCTTATCGGTCACGGCTGCCATCAACTCTCTGGTAGAGATCGGGAGGTTATCACGAGCGAACTTCATCGCATCAGGTTCGTTGCGAACCATCTTCTGACGCCAGACTTCAAGAGTATCGACGAACTTCTTCGCCTCACCCTCTGTCCTAGCATTGAAGAGTGTCATATCACCACGATAGTAAGAACCTTCACCCGAGACCTTTCCTTGTTTGACATACCAAGGGTAGCGGACGATCTTATGTCCACCCGGCTTACGGTCGATATTCTTGACGCCGACACGACTACGACGGAAATTCTTGGAGACGACATAGTCGTAGTATTTACCGTCGATGTTGAAGTCGGAATTCACCGCATTGATGATCTTATATCCCTCGTCTAAAAGCTTCTGGATAGACTCACGTCCCTTCTCACCTATGGTGGCAGAGTATTGGGTTCCAGTGACCTTCCCATTCTGGATGATTGCGACTTTGAAGGGTTCAGGATTTTCGTAAGGAAGACGGTCGACGACCTTTCCTTCGAACGACTGTCGCCAACTCTCTGTAGTCTCAGGAGTCCGGTCGACACGGATGTCGATCTCGATGTCCTCGAAACCATTCATCGCTTTCTGCTTGTACCAGTTCAGATCCCGGATAGCCAGATCAAGGTCGGAGACATTTGTATAACCGAAGTAGGCCTCTACCTGTTTCTCCGACGGCATCTTCTTGAAGCGATCATGGAAGGCTTCTTCGAACTCCGAGACGGTGTCGTAGAACTTCTGACTCTTCTGGTTGACGAACATCAGATCATTGACCTCGGAGAGTTCCCTCTTTGAGAGTTCACCAATCGATCTCGTCATCTCTGAAAAGAGATTGTCGATCTGCTCTTTACTGGAAGTCAGTACGGCTCTGGCAACCCTCTGTTGGTCAGAGACCTGCTCGATGGGTGAACGGAGCCACGAGAGAGTTTGAGAGATGTCAGAACGAGAGGTAGGAGTAGTCTGAGTAGTGTCGAGACGAAGATCCCAAGCACGAGATTCGTCAAGAGTCTTGGTGATCTCGACCTGATAAGAGTCTCCCTTCTGTACTACCTTATAGTCATTCGTCAGAGGTTTGATATAACGAGTCACATAGGCTTTTGCCTGACCCTCAGACTCGAAGAGAGAGCCGTCTCTATGACCTATGATGATCTTGGCGTTATAGACATTACCAACATCGACCTCTGATTCGACATCTATGACGTTCTTCGCTACATTCGGATGATCCCTCATGAATTGACGAGAGAGATCGTCGCGGAGAGCAAGGACTTCGTCTGCCGTCAACGTATCGATGCGGTTGGTGTCGAGAATACGACGAGCAAGATCACCGTTCTCAAGAATTGCATCCTTAAGACGGGTGTATGCAGCCTTACCGAGTTGAGTCCCACCAGACATCGCAGCATCGGGTGCCATGATGTTGGGTATCGAGTTTTCGAGTTCCTTCGCGTTCTTGATGCCACCGAAGAATACGTCCTTGACATCCGTACCATTACGGACAGCCTCTGCCATCTCTTCGGCTATCTTACCAGTCCCGGAATCAAGGGTACGTCCGACAGCACCAGCTATCTCAGACATCTTGGTCGGATTGGCACGAGAGACCTTCGAAATCGTCTTCATGGCAGACCCGAGCTTACCGACAGGAATCAGACTAGCGAGGTCCATACCTGCCGTGATCGTATTGAGTGCAGCATCGGAATTGCCGAACGACATCATCCCCTGAAACCACTCACGGAATGCATAGGGGTTTCTGGCAGAAAGATCATCCTTGATCCGGTCGATGTAGGATTTAAATTCATCTGGATCAGACAATCCCCAGAGGAAAGCGTATCCTTCGAGTCGATTCTGTCCCGGAAGAGCAGGGAGATCATCGAGCTCGGCAGAGGAACCGACTTGATTATAAGTCTGGTAATTGCCGACAATCATGTTCTCACCGAGATTATAGACAGTCCCGAGCCAAGATTGGTCTTGGACAGACTTCTCAGCCTCGTCCAACATGGTATTTAGATAGTTCTGCTTATAAGCAAAGACCTCTGAACGATCTAGGATCTCATTACTCTTCTCTGGATCAGTCGCCATCGCTTCATCAAGGATATCATTCTCAAGAAGGGCAGCACCAGTAGTGACATACTTCTTGGCGTATTCTCTTTCAATGATGTCAGACAGGTCAGGAGAGCGGAGTTCGCTCATCGACATCCCTTGGACTACAGAGACGACCTCTGGAGTAATCGCAGAAGGATCAGACTGAAGGACCGAATCGAGGATGTCGTTCTTGACCTGTTGCTGTTGAATGACATTTCTCTGGGCGAGAATACGACGGTAAGACTGATCATTACCCGTCGTGAAAGACGAGGCAAGCTGATCTATACCGGGGGACTCTTCGCCCAGAGCGATGTGGAGTTTTGCCGCCTGAGACTCTTGATAATCAGGAGTGTGGGGCGGAGTATTCTGATCGTGTAGATCTAGAAGAGGGCGACGGACTACCTGATCTTGATCGAGAGACAGCGGCATGAGAACTCCTTTAGACAGCCGGGAATAGACGTCGGCCAGTCCCGTAGTTATTAGAGAGGAAGCTACCAAAGTTAGAGATACCAGAGCCGATAGACTGTAGAGTCTGGCCAGACGAAATCTGTGCGTTAGCCCTGAACATATCTAGACCGATGGATTGTCCCTGATTGATTCCTTGAATATTACTTCCGGCCTGTGCAGCGATCTGTGATTGACCACCGGCAGCACCAGAACCTTCGGCAGCATTCTGTCCTGTAGCGTTAGACAATGCAGTAGCCCTTGCTATGATTGCCTGACGGACAGTCTGTCTTCGGGCACGAGATGCTTCTAGGTTCATCTGTCGCATCCGTAGAGCTTCTGCTTTCTTAGCTCCTCTGGATTGCTGGATAGCACCATAGGCAGAAATACCTGTACCGATAAGACCGGCAGCAGCCGTCAGACCTGATGCAGAGATACCACCCAATGCTGATCCGATAGCACCAGCGGCAGAGCCAATGGCCGAACCGATTGCGCCGATGGCTCCGGCAATTGCAGTAAAAATAGCCATCTTAAAACTCCAATTCTTGAAACTTCAATGTCTTAATGAAGGAGGACTCGACTTGACGATATCCACGTTTCTTATAGAACTCATCAAGCGGAGGAGATACCCCCGGAAGATAGGCTCCCTGTACATAATGGCAACCGACACGTCTGGCCCAATCCTCATAGGCGGAGTATATCAGGAGAGAGGCTCTGGAACCACGATGTTCGGGGTCAACCCACCAGCCCAATTCTGTCGCGATTTTCACCGACGAGAAGACTGGTTCATTGGCTACCCCGACAATAAACCCAACAGGTTTGTCATCATGAAGAGCGAGAATGATTATACTATCCATCTGGTTCCCGGATATGATATCCCGAAGGACCTTCTCGCCCTTGATTGTGTCGAACTTCATAGTGTTATATGGGGACGCCCTATGAAAATTTCTGGCGAAACGCATACAGACTGGTATATCTTCGAGTGTCGCGAGACGTAGATACTTCTCTACTGTCACGGTAGCTGACCTCCTGTGTCGAACGTGCTCCATCCGATTATCTTGAATGGGGAATCACCGTCTGATTCAAAACGAAGCTGGAAGGATCGACCTTTCCCCCTTAGTTTCACACGTCGTATGATGTATTCAGAATCTTTCTCTTGTACAGGATAGAGCCATTGAGGGGTCGTAACTCTCAATCCATAATCCCACAATCCTTTAAGGATTACCTGTCCTTCAGCGATTTTCTGGAGAACGACGGCAATGGGTGTCGAATTGAATGGTCGTAGGATTTCACCCCTGATACGATAACCAGACTCGAAGAACGAGAGGTAACTCGACCCACCAATCGTCTCCCAATCTATAGGATTAGTAACCTGATTGGAGTACGTGAGGGACGGAGTATCTCCAGTCACCAGTGTAGTATACTTGAAGAGTTCAATGTTGGGTGTATACGAAGCGCTCTCAATCATGACTTCGTCAGACGCATTATTAGTGACGACTATCTCTGAGTTGTCGACGACCTCTTCCAGAAATTCTACTCTTTTCTGTCCAGATAACGAGACCAACCCGACTACCCGAGGTGATTTGTCAGTCGAGATCGTGTGGGTGTAGAATGCCCGTGAAGAGACGTTGAACTCCAAGATTCGATTATACGTAAAGGGGTTTGCATCATCTAGGTCGGAATACAACCACTGGACAATACGATCTTTCTTGTTATAGACACCTTTAATGTAGGGTCGATTGACAGACGGAACATCATCAATGACAGACTGGATGGTAGTACGACTGGCATTCTGGACCTGATAGTAGACACCAATCTGGTCTTTCGTCAGAGCATAGAGAGCATCGTAATTCCACCAGAGGAGTGAGTTGTCGACGTTTACGATAGAGAGATGAGAGACCCCTCCAATCGTCGATACATATTCGACAGAGTAGTCAGTCGCACGGAACGGACCATTCTCGGTCCCCCTGATTGCAAAGATACCGTTTGTACCGATGACAATCAAGGCGTCATTAATGACTTGGAGTGATACGACTTTCGATATCAATGGTATTGAAATGATACCGCCATCACTGTCGACCAGATCAAAGATAGACTCCGAGGTCGGGTCATTGACTTGATAACACTTCCCAAACTGATCGTCAGACTCGATGATCTGGGAGAAATAGATCTTGTCAGAGTACCTAGACGATGAGATACCCGCATAAAATATCCTACCGGCGTAGAAAGCCACACAAGAGGGGCGAGACGACCCGGCGGACAGACTAGGTAGGTTAGGAATACCTGACTCGGTCGAACGATCTATATTCCAAGCATTGTAGATATAATGGCCATTCGGAGCAGGAGTATTCCCGAGGGTTATCTGTGAGGGACCGATCTGTCCTTCTTTATAGTCGGCGTCAAATCTAGCGAGTTCATAGCCATTTTTATAGACCCACCAGATGTCTGCATTTGATGGAAAGTCGGCTCGAACTTGGTCCCAAGCAGGAAGGACTGGACGGGGTTGTCCACTTCCTGCAACGATAGCACTGACGTACCAACCTTGATTATAGAGATTGTACTTGTGGATATCAGTTAGGGTAGATGGGCGCTCATCGATCTTTAGTCCGTCCTCAAGACGTTCAAAGTCCCTGACTTCAATCGTGATGGTGGAGACCTCAATCGTATCTGTGTCTTTGTGATATTCGACCGCAATCGGATCGCACATCGGATGGCAGATGAAGAGAAAGCCTTTACCAAAGGTGAACTGGCAGGGTTGTTGACTGACGAGAGACAGATCAGTCACAGTCTTGTAGTCATCCAGATTGATCGAAAAATTTTTGAGATTAGAAGATACCGCTACATCACCGACTTCGAAAAAGACGATGCTTGAACCCACCTGTTGGACAAGGAAAGAAACAGTCCCGTCACCACCTACAGAGTCCCATTTGAATTCAACGAAGACTCCCGGACTGTCGGTCAAGTCACCGATTAGGTTTTCCTGATACTCAGGCTCGTAGTCAATACCATTCCGACGAGAAACGACACCTAACTCAGAGAATACAACGTTATCTCCGTCCGTCACCGCATTCTCAGGGAAATTAAGAGCGGTGTACTCGGTCACAAGACCTTGTATGAACGAATTCTCGACTGTAATTACCGCTCCTCTAGCCATAGAGACTCCTGATTATTTTGTCTTAGACTTCGAAGAAGTCAGATAGATTTCGATGTAATTGACGGCATCACGTAGGTTAGTGTACTTCTGATTCAATCCAGAGATTGACTTATTGTCGAAGGTCTTGATTTCCCAGAAACCATAAGGGTCAGTCCTGAATAGGTTGAATCCTTTATACACCCGGTGATTTTCTTCGATCTTATCAAACGTACCCGACATCAGTGTCCTTCCCTCATTGCACGTTGCATCCAATTCCTCGGATAACCATTACGACCGTTACGACCAAAACCGACATGACGTTGATTAGACCACATAGGGTCGTTGTCGTGTTTGTTCTTTTGCGTCAGGATTTGATTCTTACGAGCCTTACGCTCAGCATTAGGATTGCTTGCCTGCTTGAGTTCCGTGAATGCCTGAGCTTTAGCTTCCTGAAGCAGAAGTTGAAATTGGCGGGGGTCAAGATCAGGAATGAAATCATCCAGCAGTTCGAAGACAGGAACGAGTTCAGCAAAGATAGTCGTTCTAGACTCAGTCAAAGTATCTTCCTGACCAGAGTCATAGGCATCAAACACGACATCTTTGTCATTCAAGATTGTGTAGTATGATGGCATACGGTCGGTAAAGAATTTTAGATTGACGTTCTTGCCATTTACACTTACCGTCATCACTCCGACGTTACTGTCGTCTATATCCATCCCATCTTGAAAATAGAGAAACTCCTCTACCGAAACAAACCTGATGTCCTGTTGTCGTTCTCCAGTGTCGTACTTGATCCACTTGATCCGGGAGACACGGGAAGGGATATACATCAGGGTGGGTTTTGTATCGTCGATACTTGCATCGAGTTTATAGAGACCCTCCTGTTCAGACATCGAGAACTGTCCGACAATATCGAAGTAACATTCTTTGATGATATTAGCGACAGAGAGGCTTTCTGGAGTCTCGCCGATGGTTGAGACTTCGTCTGACTCCATGCTCTCAAGAATCCGCTGGGTCATGTCTAGAAGGGTGTATCTCATCAGCCTTTTCCGTTCTTCAAGAGTTCATAGAAGGAATAGAGCGTCGTAATCGGGACTGCAACATAGAGGAATGTCTTGACCCACCCCCAAATAAGTCCGACGGCCTTCTCTCTCTCCACCATTTGTCTTAGGATTTTTACCTCATCAGGATCGAGTTCGTTTTCATTCATTTGGCACCTCGTGCCTTCGTATGATCCTTAATCATTTTGACCACCTACCTAAGACAGCCTTTGAGCCGTCAACAATAAAGAGAGCAGAGATGATCCATCCAGCCCATTGGTCAAGGGGTGATGGGAGTGAGTATGTCACATGGTTCCACCAATCGAAATATCCTAGGATCGAGTCAAGAATGACCGATGCCCACCATATGCCTAGTGGGATGACGAAAAGGAGTTGAAACCACCAAGTCCGACCGACGAGAAGGGAAGCCTGTGCTTTGATCCACGTCTCCGTGACTTCTGCTTTAAGCTCCTCCTTCTTGACGTCGTTGTCCATCTTGGTATTGATGACATCTAGTATTTTTTCAAGTGAACCCCCCGTAAGAAACGAAATGATCCACTTGCCTACGAGGGTCCACATATCAGTTCTTCCTAGAAAGAGCGTCGATGATCCAGTCGATGATGATCTCGATCAAAGTCTTTGGTTTAATAGGTTCTGGTTCGGCCACAGGAGGCACAGGAGCCGGTTTTGGCTTTTCTTTGGGTTCCTCTACTGGAGGAATGACATTCGCGTCCTGATAAGCCTCATAGGCCCGTTTAGCCCATACAACTCGGGAATCGAGGTGTTCAATCCCCGGACGAAGGAAGGTCTTCATAAAGACTTTCGTCTTCTCCTCTAAGCCCGGCGTTTTGCGGAGTAGAGGGAGGACCTTCCCTTCGGGACCCTTGAGTTCAATAAAAAGGAATTTGTAGTTACTTTCCATGTCAGCGGGATCGAGCTTGTTTCTCTTACAATAAGCTTCGTACTCCCGACGACGAGGGCCAGTCCACTGCATAATCCCATAACCACCTTTTGAACCCGGTATCAGTGGTTTGATTTCTTGAAGAGATTTGAATCCGTTCGATTCATGTCCGGCGTTGCCGATTATGGCACATCCCGACAAGAGGTCAAGATTAAAATCCTTCATCAGTCTCCCAACAAAGATGACAGACCATTTCGAGAAAAAAGTCGTATTACCCATGGGTACTCCTTAGAAATTGGCCGTCACACTCTTGTTTGAACCGCTACCATTATCGACGACACCTGCCGTCCCGTTCCCAGATACAAGGTTATTAGCGATGATGTACCGGTCTGAAGACCCGGTACTGACGACAATACCGTTATCTTGTGTCCTTGGTAGATCATCGATATTCGTCGCTTGACAACCGATAATCGAGAAGTCAGTCGCATTTGCCAAGACAAGACATCCATCACTCTCGTTATTCAAGAACTTGCATCCTTGGACTGTGGTGAACTTCGATGACGCGCCGATTTGCAAACCGTGTACCGCATTATTGGCGAACGTCGTTCCCTCGAAACTCGTCCCGCGCGAGTTGGTGACGATGCAGCCAGACCCACCGCTGGACGATATCCACCCGCCAACGAAGGTCAGGTCGGTAGTGTAGTTCAGTTGAACGCCTTCTCGGGTGCTGTCGACATACAGGCCCAAAAACCTGATGAAAGCGGGACGGCGGCGTGGAGAAGTATCGGTGACTTGCGTGAGTATCCCGTAGCGCCCGCCGATGACAGCGACAGCCTCCAGAACATAGCCTTCGCCACGTTCTGCAAGACGAAGCCCGCCGGAAGCGTGAGGTTCCGCCGTTCGAACCACGACAGCGGTTGCTCCCGATGTAGCGCCCTGAATTGTCTCTCCGACCGTGTACGGGTTGTGTGGGGCGGAACCGACAGACAGAGTATCGCCAGACCGCTCCTCGAAAATATTGCTCTTGCCAGAGGTCAGCCCGGTTATCGTTTCACCGGGTTCGAAATCGCCCGAGATATCGGAGACATCGACGTAGGCGCGTGTCGCATAGATATGAACTTGCGAAGCAAAAACGTCAGGATAGCCGTTTCCGAGCGAAAGGCCGTAGTTCAGTGCGCCGTCGATATCGATGGTGTTCAGCTTTGCATTTGCCCCCGGGTAGCTGATACCCTGCCAGACCCGTTTCATAAAAACGTCTTCGATGCGAACGAGCGTTGAGCCGGTGACATTAAGGACCGTGCCGCCGTTTGCCCGGGTAGCGTATGCGAAGTCAGGTCCGTAGTACGAAAAGCCGCTAATTGTTTTACCGCCGGGAGAGGCAGTATCAAACAGCACCGTCGTTTTCGACGTCCCAAAATAGCGGGTGCTCTCACGACCGAAACCAACGATATCCATCGCCCCGGGGATGAGGATTGCAGTTCCGTCGACTCGGAGGTCTCCCATCTGAAGATAGATAGTGCCTTGAGATCTGACTGAATTGAATGCCCGTTGCATGTCGGCGTTAGCCACGGTTGACGACCAGACGAGATTGGTGAACCAGTCTACATAAGAGATGCGCAGTCCTTTGACGTCTCCAGTACCACCAAAGATCTTATAGAGTCCAGCATCGACCCAACTGTTGTTACCAAAGGTTAGTGTCACACCATTGTCTACCGACAACGAAGACCCTCTTCCTACGACAATAGTTCCTGTAAAGGTTACGTCACTCCCAATACGACAGACGCCGGTAGGAATCACCACAGGCCGACCAAACGACATAGCAGAAACAATGATACTCGAAGTATCTGTCACCCCATCTACTGCCGCACCAAACCAAGCAGCATTCACAGGCCCACTAAACTGACGGACCCAAGCACCCGATGAGGCAGGGATGCTAGTCGCTTTTATATAAAGACCTTCTAGAGCGTCAGAACTGACTTGACTACTGAAATCACCTGCCGTAAAGACAAACGTCCCGTTACGGCCACCGTCAGAAATCGTGGTTGCTACGGTGTCTTTAGTCGGGTCAAGAGCTTTGAGAGCAGTCCTATTAGTCACGTAGGTCGTGAGGGAGATGTTCTTACGGAGACTGGCTAGGTCGTCAAAGTCCGAACCGTTATTCGCCGCAAGGACGTCACCAGTACCAGTACCAGTGAATGCGACAACAGGATTGATCGGGTCGGTTGCATCGACCGATGCACTCTGGCCTGCGATGATACTCTGGATAGCAGTATCAGCCTTGGCCCCTTGTGCAGCAGATGCGAACTGAGACTTCGACTCACCTACGATCAATCCATTATCCGAGACAAGAATTTCATCGTTGTCAATCGGAAGATGTAACTCCTGAAGTTCTAGTCTATCAAAAATGAGGGAGTCGGTATAGAGCTTCTTGACATTCAGGATGTCGTTATGGTTCATATCGAGATCAGACTCCATCTGGTTAGGAGTCGTACCGTCGCGGGAGAGTGTTTTTTCTAGGGCCGCTTCGATCTTCTCGGAATTGTTATTTAGAGTCGTCAGACCAGCGAGATTAAAGTTCCCGACGTCCTCAAGTATTAATTTCGCCATCACGAAGTCCTAGTGAATTTAAGAGTGATAAAGACCGATGCAACATTGGTAGAGGCTCCGTCAGTCTCTATCTTGACAAAACCACTAGAAGCAATCGCTTGGTTCGTCGTGGCTGTAAAAGAGAACGAATCTCCTGCTGCCGAACCGGATTCAGGGATGGTGATTGTCGAACCGAGAGACGACCCGTCTGTCCGTGTGAATGAGAGTGTAGCATCGGAAGAAGTTATAGCTCCACCGAGAACGATAGTGGCAGAGACGATAGAAGAGTCATCTACAATCGGTACAAAGACGGAAGACGCCGTAGAGATGTCATCAAGCTTGACCGAGAGGTAAAAGGTATTGACACCCAAAATAGCAGAAGAAAGATCAGAAAGACCTACCTTTCTCCAAGTTCCTGAACCTGCACCGTCTGAAAAGTAAGTAGTATTGATCGAGGCCGAACTAGCACCTTTCGGTTCATGGAGGTCAGCCCCCGTCAGATCTTTGTGTAAAGCCATCTCATACCCTTTCGAACCGAAAGAAAAGCCCCCGGATCAAGGCTTTTAGTCCAATCTCCGGGGGCTTAGAGTTAAAATTCTCCTGCGATTTCGTTGACCTTAGCCTTCAGAGCATTGACGAGAGCCACGACGGCAGCACCGTCATTAGTCCAATCGCCAGAGTCTGCCGCATCGGCAGTCGAGACTGCATCGATGGAAGGTTTGTTAGTCACATTATCCCAAGAGACGGATGAACCCGGAGAACCTCCTGCCGAGAGGGTAAACTCATCGGCAATCAGTTCAAGACCACGGAAGTCCATCTGGTGTGATTTGTCTTTGGCCATTCTGACCTCCTACTCGTTAGTCAGATAATACCAGATTCGAAGCCAACCCTTACCGGCCGTCGGGACTGCACCACCCACGGTGGTCGTCACATGAAGGGCCTTAGTGTTGTCGAGTCGAGTCTCGACCTTGGCACCATCACAGGCGACCGTATCGCCTACCGCATCCATCGCAGCCTGTGCGATAGCAGCATCGATACCATCTTCGTCGTAGACAGTGCCATCGACATTATCGAGACCGATGGTGAGGGTAAAGGCGTCGCCTGCCGAATCAAACGGGGTTTCGACATAGACTTCTGCCTGCTTGAGGAAGCAAGTCTTCCCGTTCGAACCCGGAAGTCGGACGGCATAGTGGACTTTCTTCTCCACTGCATCGAGTACCTCTGGATTGAGTTCAAGCTGCACGAGGTGCGTCGAACCCGGATCGAAGTCACCATATTCACCGATGGCAGCATCGGCTGCCTCTTCAGAGGCAAAGAGGACGCGAAGACCGTCCTTATTAATCCAAGCCATTGTGTTTCCTTTCTTAGGCGTAGGTCGGAGTGATCGTGCCGCCTTCGGAGATCACAGTGACGAGGTTCTCGGGACGGAAGAGAGCGAAGTCATAACGGGCAGTCGTGACATACTCTTCGCGCTGATAATCCTTGTTGTATTCCGAATCGACTCGGGGAGCCTGCTTGATCTGACCGACGAACGGCAGGATGTCGGAGGCAGCCGAGAAGAAGAGATTGGCAACACCGTTCGTGGCCGACTGGCCGGAAATGGTTTCGGTATAACCCTTCGGGAGGAAGTGGTTGACGTAGACATCAAAACCGTAGATGTTCATGATGAACTTCATACCGGTCGACATGCCGTCTCGGACGATACCTTCCCAACGGGGGTTATTGCTGACGTTGACGAGATTCGTCAGGGTCGAAAGCTGATACTCGACCGAAGGGTCGACGATAGCCACGAGGTTCGTCATCGGGACAGCAGCCTTCTGGAGCGAATACTTCGCCAGAGCGAAGTCCTGCGGAGAAATGACGTTATTTGGACCCTGAGCATAGAAACGGTGCGGGGCACCATTAATCAGGTTGTAGTCACTAGCCGTCTGACCAGCCGGACCTACAGACATGACCTTCTCTTCGATACCAGCCATGATGGCACGAGCCTGCTTCGGAACGAACTGAGAGACAAGACGATCAAGATAGAAAGTATCCTGCTTCATCTTGTTCGTGATGAACGTACCAGACTGCTTGTACTCGTTGACCGAGAACTGGAAGTTACCGGTATCCATCGAAGTATACTTGACGGCTTCACCTTCGACGTAGTCGTCAGCCGTGGCCGTACCGATGGACGGGATGTTAATGACATTACCATCCGTGAACTCCGAGATCATGTCGACATACTTGGTGCCCTGAAGTTCAAATTCAAGGACCTCTTTGATCTGGGTCGACCAGACTTCGGAACGGATGAGATGTTCGGTATTATAAGTAGCAAAACCGGACATGTTGACTCCTAATTATTTGAGTTTGATTTTCCCTGCCATCGCATCCTTATACCGCTTCATCGTGTTTTCCTGATTGAAGTATTCACGAGGGTTGTTCTTCTTCATGTTAGACCAGTAAGCTTCAAGATCGTTAGAGACGACCGGGGCTGTCTGGGTCGAACGAGGAGAGGCACCAACCGGAGGTTGGGATACCGATTCCTCAGCGCCTATAAGACGGAAGAAAGCTGTAGGAGAATCGTTGGCTACCTTAGAGAGGTATTCGAGAGGGAGATTGAGTTCTTTGGCCTTCTGATTGAGAATCATCTGGGCGTCGGTGCCGTACTTGGTACGGAGGACTTCAGTCACTTTTTCCTGATTGGTCTTTGCACGACGTTCAGACTCCTTCTTTTCGAGAAGGGACGCTACGAGATTTTCTAGATCGGAGTCATTCACCTTAGGGGCAGGCGGGGTTGCCGGAGGCTGTCCGTTCGGGGTCTGAGGATCTTGAGCAGGCTTGAACTGAGAAGTAATCATGGTCTTGATTTCTTCGAGTGTCATAGCCTTCTGGGTTGCTTCACGAAGCTCTGCATTCTCGTGTTTGAGTTGTTCGATGAAGGCATCGGACTGGAGCTTTGCCTTGGCAAGCGCTTCGGGGTCCTTGAATTTCTTGTCTTCACCTACGAGAGTCTCGAAAGCATTCTCCGGGATGGTTTGGTCTACATCGACTGGAGTAAAGAGATTTTCCATATTATTCCTTAGGATTGGTCTACCGTCAGTATGGAGGATAAACGTGTTAGAATTTCAGACATACCATTGAGGTGTGCCTGTCTATGAGACCACGATGGATTATCGTAGTCTGATTTATTTATGACCAACTCCCGTTCCCAATCTTTGATGATTGACCGGAGTCGATCAGAAAGGACAGAATTGGTGAGTGCGTTCTTGAGGGCCTCTTTGTCTTTGTCATCGAGGCCCCTAAACCATATTTCCTTAAACAACCGGCACCTCAGAAAAATCCTCTGGCGTCAGACCCGAGGGGGAGTTCGCCGTCGCGAGGACTTCTTCTTCTTGAGTCATCGCCTGTTGCTGACCCTCCGCCTGTTCGTGGAGTTTCACGTAGGGCTGGACGAGTTCATAACGTTCGATGTCGAGGAGTTCTTCGATCATCTGTGCGGTCTTCATTCCAGAGAAGTGGACATTGACAGACGGATCTTGACCTATCGCCGAGCCGTAGAACGACGTCAGATTCTGGACGAGTTCTGCTCTTTCTGCAAAGGACCTCGCAGCTACCGGTTTGATCTGACCGTTCGCAGAGATCTGATCCCTAGTGATCGAACGGAAGTCGACAGAACGGAATTCATCTTCTAGGACACGGATCGTGACGTCATCAAGATGGGATTGAGCGAGGACAAGCATCGCATTGAGAATCGGTTCAATGATTTGCTCTTCGAACTGTGCGATCTTATTCTGGAAGATTCTCGAAGCAGCGTTCTCCAGTCGCTGTACCTCATATGCAGTCTTCTCACCGGGGGTGCGAAAACCCATGGCTTCTTTAGGCGAGCCAGCCATCTCTTCCATTCGCTGCTCAATGGCAGCCATCTCGACATTGACTTGGAGAGCTTGGACGTCGGGGGACATCAGTTCGACATCACCGTCAGAGTCGACGAAGATCTTCTCCATCGGACCCCACTTGAAGTCGTTGACGATACCTTTGATCTTAAGCGGCGGGAAGGTCACGAGATCGAAGACGTCTGCCTTCATGTTCTCGATGTGATCCAGACGGTACTGCATACCGACCAGATTATCTAGGGGACCCATTGCCCAGAGGTTATCCTGCCGTATCCTCCATCCTGCATGGTAGATCGGAATCTCTGCAAGTGGATAAGGACAAGGTTTGTCATAGACGACCTTGTGACGATCTATGACGATGGTGAGATTGTTCTTCTTGAATTCTCCGGTCTCTCGGTTATAAATATCACCGTAGTAAAAGAGGAGTTCAACGACGTCAGAATCGATATACTGACGGAAGGAGGTAAAGCCGTCGACAGCGAAGTAGTGATCTTTCTCGACGATCTCGACAGACCCCCATTCAGAAGACGAGGAGCGGAGATTCTTACAGTATTCGAAGACCTTTTCAGCAATCTCTGTATCTGCTTCGTCTGCTGAGAAACGGGAGATCATTTCTTTAGCCTCACCCATATTCGTGAGAACTCGGATGATCTTTGGAGACTCGGATACAGAAGGTGCCGTCGGGTTGATGACGACGTCTAGTGGTGAAATACGGACGAGTCTGGGGCCGACATAGCCTGCCTTCTGGAGGGCCGTGGACGACTTGTAATAAGTCTTGTCTACCCACTCGACAGTCGCGAAGCAGTTACCGTAATCGATATAGTCGAGGACTAGCTTCTCGATCTCACGCTTGAATTCATTCTGATTGACTGCCCAAGTCATGTAGTCCTTGATTGCTCGGACTTTCCGCTTGGTCTCATCCTTCTTGTCAGCACCCTCCCAATTCAACCATCGACGCTTCGGAAACATCGTTGCGATGTAGTTCGCGTAGAGGTTATCCCTGATCTGAGTGAGCTTCGGGATGGTCGTCTTGTTGGACCACGGAAGTTGAGAGTTACTCGTCTGGGTCGTGTCGGTCGCGTAGATGTATTCTCGGAGTTCCCTCTTCTGGTTGACCCAGTCTTGACGGAACATATTCCACTGCATCCAGTATTCTGCGATCTTACAGCCGAGTTGGTCACGAGTGATGACCGAATCGATATCGAGTGTCTTTCCGACCATCATTCTTCCTCTTCAGGACCGGGGAGCGTGATCTCACCCGTCGCTACTTTGTTCTGTATGTCGATGTCTCCGACATAATGATAACCTACAGAGTCGGCAAAGGCTTTCCATCTGTCTGACGTGTGAGCCTGTAGGAATCCCTGTTCACCAAGCCATATGTAGACGGCTGTCGGAGTATCTATCTCAGACACCCTAGAGATATTGTCGTTGAAGAATTGGTGGACAATATCATTGATGTTTCTTGCCATCAGCCAATCCCCCCGAATCTCTTGTTGTAAAAACCATCAAAACCAGACGACTGAGTCATAGCTGCGAATGTAGGTGCCTGACAGATTTGGATGCAGGCGGTCAAGGCGTCCTTGACGTCGTCGTGTGGTGGATGCTCTTGGATGAGTTCCTCTTCGAGGATTTGACAGTTACCACCCTTATAGTGCCAGATTTGCTGGTTTTCATATCTTGGATAAAGCGTCGCGGCTATCCGCTCCTCTTTACTCCCAAGATGTTTGGACGGCGAGTGCCTGTCTATCGAGAGAGCAAGACCATGAGGTTTGATGTAGTTTGCTTTTAGGTCTTCGACGATGATCGACTGTGCTGCTGTCGTCTCTGCACGGAGCTTACGGAACCCCCACTTCTGATGAAGACGAAAGATAGAGTCGTAGTAGTCTGAGATCTTGTCAGTCCTGAAACGGTCGATCTCGATGACATAGTAGTTGTTCTGATGATCGATCCCCACGACGACTACAGCCGAATAGTCGGACCTCTTGCCAAGGGTATAGGCGAAGTCGACTGCCGCATAGACGTTGAGGCGTACTCCGTTATAGTAAGTGAATCCGTTTTGTCTCTGAAGGAGCGCACGGTTATAGTATTGGAAAAGGTCAGAATCGAGAGGAGCAGTCGAACGGTCGTTAGGATCGTTATAATACTGAGCATAGAACTGAGTCTTGTCGAGATACTGCGCATACTTCCTCTCCCGTTCACGACGATCAAATCCGAACCATTTACCGTCAGGACGACGAGACTTAGGCCAGAGATATTCGCCTGTGCCATCTCGCTGTGGAGAATCTTCGAGGACTTTCTCGAATATCTCATAGAGCTTGATGGTTTCGATGATCTCGCCGTTGTCGTCGTAGTCGGATATCTCCATTTCGAGGAGGTCGTTATAGAGATCGGCAGGGTTGTACCGAGTTCCCACGACCCATTCACGGGCACCGGTTCCTTCGATGGACGACAGGAAGGAGTACTGGGTTTTTACCTTGTCTCGACCCTCTATCGTGTTCGCGTTGTCACCGACGACGACGTCGTCAAGGACAGCGATGTCACAGTGCATCCCGACGATACCGGTAGTCAGACCGGCGGTAAAGATTGTAGGATCGCGGACGGTCTCGGCACGACGTTTAGGGTGGTCGACAGAGATTTCCGAGTTAGTCCACTTCTCTCGCTTACCCTCGTCTTCGTTGACCATCTCTGGCCAGTAACGACGATAGATACGAGAAGTCAGGATGTCCTTGATGAACTTCAACTGCTTCTCGGCGAGGTTTGCGGTAGACGAGATATAGAGAACCCGGACTGCGGGGTTCCTTGTAATTTCCCAAGCGACACGATATGCTACCATCGCAGACTTGCCGTGGTCACGAGGTAGGAGGACAAGCTGGTGGGACTTCGCGTCTGATCGGGTCCACCACGAGATTAACTCTTCGTGGACTGCACCGAGGAGGCGGTGGGGGTGTACGAGTCGGATAAACGTAAGGAGGTCGGCTTCAGCCAGAGAACGGATTTCATCGATCTTCGTACGGGACATCACTACCTCATTCGTCGTCTGCCCCGACCTTGAAGTCTAGAACGGGCAACGGATTTTTCCATGTCGGAGCCGTCGAAGCCCAAGACTTTCTTGTTTAGAGGGCGGACACGAGTCGCTGACTCCATCGAAGACGCGAGTCTTTTCTGACCTTGCATCGATGTGTAAGACGTCATGTACGTATCTTTGTTTTTCTTGGATCTGGCGTCGATGACGTTCTTAGATCTACGTCCTGAGAGTTTCATCCGAAGACCTCGCGGTTTAGAGAAAGACGAATTCTGTCGAGATCATCCTCGATCTCTGACTGATCCTTGAACATACGGTCGGCTTCCCGCTTGATCGATTCCTTCGTAGGACGACCCACAGGAGATTTCTCAGGCTTGAGGGAATCAAGGATGGCACGGTTGGCCTGTAGAGAACCTCTGTCTTTCGGGTCTGCGGCGATCTGATGGAGCCTCCGAGTGGCATCGGCAGAGAGTTTCTGTCGTAGCTCTTCTCGAATCTCCGAGAGGTAATCGACGAACCAAGAACAGGAGAGGAGACGTTTCCAGTGGGGCCATCCACCGAAATACTTCTCGGCGAAGTAATACTCCGAGAGGTCGGACTCTTCGAGATAGAGACGACGAAGAGAGGGATAGGTGACTCCGTCGACTTCATGGTCTTCAGGCTTGAGTGTGTAGAGGACTCTAGACTTGTCTGAGTCAGACATTTCAAAGAAGATTGCCTTGAGGAGCCAAGTACCTGAGGCATTCTTAAAGACCTTACTATCCATGTTGTGTCCTTTCTTTAAGATACTATACCTTAGGTATTAATACTCTAGGTAAGATAATATTGACTGAGTGATATAGACTTAGAGTTCTTATTACTTAAGTCATTATTACTCTAGCTAATAGATAAAGAGAATGAATTAATCATATACCTCATGACCGAGTTCTTAAAGACAGATTACTTCTGCTAAACACAACAAGCTTACTACATGATCACTGTGTCTTAAGGTATAGTATCTTTATCTAACTACCTTTATAAGATAAAGTAACATATTTTTGGTGATTTGTCAAGTGGTAAAATAAAGAAAAGTGAAAATAGCGATAATTTCTCTGAGAAAATTTCGAGGTGCCATTCCCTTAATCACCACCCCACCCCGATCCCCCTTGGCCGGGGGCCACCCACCCCTAAATATACAGCATAGAATCTTTTCACGTCGTCACCATACCTTATGGTCTGATGCATGAAGTATAGCCTTGGTTATATTAGCCCTTTCTTAGATTCAAACTATTGAATGTTTTGGTCGTACACCACGACGACCTAACATGTGGTAATCTATTACCTCTCTCCCCTTCCCGAACAACACCTTTTCCAGTCACCTTTAGATACCGTCTATCCCTCTCTTTCGGACATAGATCACTCTAGAAGCGTGCCTCGTTTCCATGATGCCCAATACCAGCGTCGTCTACTCCCTTTCTATGGCCGTCTATGGCCGATCTAGAGCATATCGTCTTTTCAGACTTTCCAGTTTCCTGCCCAAATGTGGCAGACTTTTCCTGCCCCTGCCACAAAAAGACCTTATTTCATGTCGTTCCTGCCTCATTCGTGCCACATTTCTAGGGTCTACTCTCCCTTGTCCCGAGCGGCATTCCGTAGGCGTTCCCACGTCGGCGAAGGACTAGGTGTATACATATTCATGCACCGAAAATCGTGCAACTGGCATGGACGGGCAGAGCCGTCAAAGCTAGGGTCAGGCGCGCCGATCCTCTTTTCAATCGCCACTTTATCAGTGGTTAGGGGACGGCCAATAAGCTCTAGTGTTCATATGCCGGGCTGGATTGTGAGGGTTAGACGCCATCTAACCCAAGAGACTTTCCGCTTTCCTTTGGGATCGCTTGGCCACCTTACCGCCGGAATGGTTTGATCTAAACTGTTGATGCTCTAGTCATGAGAATGTGAGACTGTCAGCCTTTTGTCACGACACACTCACACCATGGGAATTAACAGGAAGACAGACAAGCCACCCATAGGAACCCGGCAGCCGATAGCGAACCTTGTAAGCTATTTGTCCCGCGCAAGTGGACCGGATTAAAGGCAAGACTATTAGTCTAGCGGCTGATCACTGATTACCATATTGGCCGCTATGCTGATTAGTCGAAAGCTAATCAATGCCGCATGGCAAAGTCTAATCGAAAGAAAGGTTACTACCATGAAGACTATCGCTCAACTCAACTCCCGTACCGCTCAACTCTGCTCGTCTTCTAAGAAGTTGGCAGAGAATATCCACCTCCATTGCGTCGACATCGCCGAACACTTCAAGGAACATGGCGACACGACTGCGGCAAGCCTGCTTATTCAGGCCCTTCATTCTGCCGTCCGCAAGAATGCACTCAAGAATTGGTTCGAAGCATTCTCCGGCATGAAGTATGTCGCGGAAAGCAAGAACAAAGACGGTAAGATCAAGCCGGAACACTTCATCCGCAACAAGGATATCCCGTTCGAACAGATAGACCTCGACGCCGCTCTTGAAACTTCGCCTTGGGATTTCACGCCGGAACCCGTGTTCAAGCCCTTCGATCTCAACGCCGCCATCAAAGCCCTGATCAAGAAAGCTGAAAAGGCCGGAGAAGATGCCGAGCATCAGGAAGCCCACGTCATTCCTGATGACAAGCTTGCCGCGTTGAAGGCGCTTGCCGCCTGAATTCCACTATCTGTCATAAACGAGGGGTCATGTCGAAAGGCATGGCCTCTTTCTTTTTGAAGGGAAAGGAAATGTATTCCTATCATCGTTCCATCAATTCGAAATCACGCTGGCATCCGGCGGCATCGAAGTTCTATCCGCCCGTCGCTAAGGTAATTGCAGAACAGGCAATCCGTGAGGGCGACGCCATGCGTTCACTCATTCGGAAGATCGAAAAGTCCGGAAGGCGTATTCTTGAATGCAAGATATAACCGTCTGGCCTGAAAAAGATGACGACGGAGAATGTGTCGTAGACCTATTGAATGAACTACTATCCAAAGGTGCGTTTGGTGATACAGATGCTTTGCGGATATATGTCCAAGAGGAATTCCCTGACATATGGAAATCATCTCCGTATCTACGTCATTTCATCAACTTTATGTAAGTAGAACGACTGTCAATTCTTAAGGCTGGCACGTCTGGCCTTAATGATGGATAGCCGCTGGCATCCCGTGTCACAATTCCGTGGCACGAATAGGAGAAAACAATGTCTAGTGAAGGCAAGAAAAAGCGTGGCGAAGCTGGTCAGTCGAATGCAAAGAACATCGCTTTCAGGTACGGCGGATCGGGGTGTGATCTTTCGCAGCGGATCGGATCGACTTCTCATCCCCGTCTTGGCGGATCGAAGTTCCTAAACGCGATGAAGATCGGCGCGATGCTGAACGGGATGGATTCGTTTTCCGACCGGATGCTCAAGGCCGCCGACGAAAATATGGAACGTTGCCCTTCCGTGACGGAAGAAAAGAAACACGTCCGCTCGTCGTCCCACCATCGTTCTGGACGGAATGACGGAAGGATCGTTCTTCGTTTCGGCGCTTCCTGCCATGATATTCGGAAGAGCAACGCTGAACCTGTCGATCTTTCCGCGACACGACAATTCCATGGTCGTCATGGCGTCATCCGTCCGAATAAGGATGCCGACCGTGCGTCGTCCATCGTCATCGCTGCCGTCCAGTCTCACGGCCTTTTCGAAAAGGGAGTCTGATGCTTACAACAAAGGCAATCCTTGTCGTCCTTCTGGTCAAGTCAAATAGCTTCTGGATGTACGAGCAAAAAGACGTCGAGACTTGCGAATCTTCGGCTCAAGCATTCGTCGATGCTGACATAGGTGAATCACTGGGAGATGTTGTGAGACTTCTATGCATCCCTCTTGACGGACTAGGGGTCGGAGTGTAGTGCCAAGAATAGGCGGAACTCCGATGCCGATATGGAAGAGGATTGTATTTCATCCCCTCGGATGGATGCTTGAACTCTTCCTATCATGCCTTCTCACCCTTCTGCTGTGGTATCTGATCTACCACGTCCTAGTCTCTATTTTCAGGAGCTTCAAATGAAGATTCGTTTCCCACATGCCGCTCTCCATGTCGTCAAGACGGAGGGCTTCAAGAAAGCCGTTTTCTATGCGGCGAAACTCAATCCTGACGTTCCCGTCAAGGAAATCCCGAAATGGTTGTCCGCCGTCATCAAGACGAATGGCCAGCCGGATTTGCTGGACCTCTACGAATGATCGTCCATATGGTCTATGATGAGTAAGACCGTCTATCTTGCTTCGAAATACGACATGAAGCTCAAGACGTATCGTCCTGCATTCACCACTCTGAATCTCTCGTCACTTCTTGAAAAGGTGAAAGAGAGGGGTGGTCATCTGGCGAGTATTGTCAAGTACCCGGACGACAGGACATACATCTATGATTGCATAGAAAGGTATTAGTTCGCGGATGAATGATCTCGTAGTCCGTCCGAAGTCTGATCGTGAACTCCTTCACATGCTGAAAGACAATAAGAGGAAGTTCGTCCAGCAAAAGGTCGTCAGTCTAAGTACATGGCGGCAGTACCAGACATACGAAAGGGAGTTAAATCTTCGTATCAAGGAGTCTGAAAATGAGAAGCCGCGATCCCCGGCGTGAAATCCTCTGTCATCATTCGGAGGTCGATGCCATCGTGGCGGCCCATAGAGGCACCGTAGAGAGGCGTTCGCGTATTCGTAGGGAGAATGCCGTAGCCTATGGTATAATCCTCTGTGCGGCCGGATATGTGTCGTTCACAGCCTATTGGCTACTCTTCTGAGAGGAAAAGAAATGTGTGGTGGTCCTATACTAAAACGAATGAAGGAGAATAAGATGAATCCAATCAAATCTGCCGTCTCGTGGGTCATGAATGTCATCGCGAGAGACAACGAATACTGTGACGATCTTGCAATCTACAAGGGTGCAAGAATCAGGACGAAATACGGGATGGGTGAAGTCGTCGGGGGGTCATTCTCCGTGAAGCTTGACCGTCCGGTGGGAGGTCGTCATGAGAACAACCGCACATGGTCATTTAACATCGATGCAATGCGTCTAGTGGAAAAGGGTGATACGAATGCTTGACCTCAACATCGAAGCTGAAAGAAAGGCTTTCGAAGAGGCTTCCTACCACGCAAGGACGATGGCGGGGACGAACTTCTGTCTCGTGATGCGTCAGGAAGATGGAAGCCTGACTGTGCATCCTCGTCCGAACCAGCCATGTCAGGGTGGAGAGATGAGGAAGTACGAGACGTCCCACCCCGGTGATTGCACTCGTCCGAACGACCCCCGTCCCAATGATCTGAAATACCCGTTTCCATCGGGAACTCCAGAGGCAGTCTCGATCCACTGGAATTCAAACTACCTTTCAGATGAGTTCTTCAACGACCTCATCGACTTCTCCCCGTACCGAAAGTTATTCACCCCTAATAGTGTCAGGAATATCTATCGGGGAGATAACTCGGTCCAAGGATCGATCTTCCTGAACACAGATGTCGATTCGACGGCCTTCGTGAACTTCTTGCAATTCGTAGGGACTGTAGGAAATCTGAGCCGTGTCGAGAGATACTATGCCCTGCTGGATTTCGTCGAACCAGAAGAAGCCATGGCTGCACTCTATCTTGACGTGGGACAATTGAGTCAGTCTGTGCAAGGCTACCCGTATTACTTCTCGACCTATGTTGACACTCGTCGACTTCTCGAGGGGGATTTCCGTGATCTTACCGGGGGGACACTCAGAAATAGATTCGACTACAACCGTCCAGAGGTCCAAGACCTCTTCAAGGTCGAATATCCTACCGGAGTCAAACCCAAACCGGAAGATTCCTTCGTCTACGTCTGCCAGACCAAGGGTCTTGTGAAGACTGAAGCTATTGAATGGGGTGAAGGGAAGTACAAGACCCAATTCAGTAGACCGAAATACGACGTGAAGGAATATGCTAAAATCCTCCGTGAATTCCTACATAAGCATGAGGGGAAAAAGGCGTGATGTCAACCTTGCAGACTGTGCTTGGGGTGATGGCTGTTTTGTTCATCCTCTCGATGATGGTAGACGGCGACGACTTTTGTGATTGATTCAAACCAAGACGAAAGGTAAAACATGGATATCTTGATCGGGACTGATCCCGAACTCTTTGTGAAGAACGACAAGGACGAATTCGTCTCTGCACATGATCTCATCCCCGGAACGAAGGACAATCCCTATCTCGTAGGCGGTGGTGCCGTCCAAGTCGATGGTGTGGCGGCGGAATTCAACACGAATCCGGCGTCGTCGGAAGATGAATTCCTTGAGAACATCAATCGTGTACGGACACGTCTTAACGAGATGGTTCAGGAAGTAAACCCTTCCTATCATCTTGTTGCCGAGCCTACCGCGACGTTCACGAAGGAATACTTCGGGATGCTTCCGCCGGAAGCCGTCATGCTGGGGTGTACTCCCGACTACGACGCATACACCGGGAAGCAGAACATTCCACC